GTGACTGGAGTGTCTTTCCTACCGATGGATGGTGGCACTTACAAACAAGCGCCTTATGAAGAGTGTGATGAAGAGACTTACAACAAGTTAAAAGCCTTAGTTCCCAATGCCGTAGACTGGGAGAACTTTAAAGAGTATGACGATAATGTTGAAGGCGCTCAAACCCTGAGCTGTACTGCAGGAGGTTGTGAGATTTAATTCCTAGGTAGTATCTTTATAGCCCCGCTTCGGCGGGGTTCTTTTTGTTACAAAGTATCAATAAATACCGACAAAATGTAGCATATACTACACAAAATTCCTAGTACCAGCCTTATCAATAATCAAGGCTTGTCTACGGGGCTTGTCAGAAGTAGCGTTAGGAACGCTTATATGCGTCCAAGAGCCGAATTCTTCGATGATTTGGTCAAAGGGTATATCCGAAGCCAAACACGCCTCTACGACCTGTTTAGGGGTCATTCCGGGGACTCTTATATCAGCAGCACAACCTATCCTATGTTGGCTAGTGTCCTTGCTACCGACAGAGTCATTGACTGGTTTAGACCTAAAGCCAGAATTAATCATTATTGGCTTGTTTAGGAGGGTTCTAACCTGCTCTAGCAAAGCTGCCAATCGAGTTAGATTAGCAACCTCACTGGCGTTAGGGGTATTATCTAGGTTCTTACGCTCCGCTACTTCAGAGTGGGTTAGTTCTTCTAGGGTGAAATTAGGGCTTAGGTTCATCTTTACCTTTCTTCATATCCATTATCTTCTCCAGAGTACGACCACCAAAGTAGAAAGACATAATAAGCATTCCCCATTGACCTAATAGTTCAACATAGTTGTTGTTGACTTCAATGTCCCATGCTGACATCGTAGCGAATGCTGAATAGACAAACAGAATAAAGACTAGCGTCATAGGTCGTATGTTCTTAGACAGCCAAGAGTCCGAAGCCATGTCTGCTTCGTGTCGTTTAGTGAGTTCTTGTGCCTCTATATTATCAGCTTGTAACTCAGCTAGTTTGCCTTCCTGTTGCATCTGTAAGAGTTCTTTCTGAGCCTTTGCTTTAGCTTCAGGGTCAGGAATGAATTTATCTAGGACTTTCATCCCAACATCGAACAGTGCCATTAATGGTAACATTATTTCTTAATCCCCCAAGTTAAATACCAAGCAATCCACGCAGCCACAATATAGCAGATAACCATGACTCTTTTAACCTTATTAACTTCTTCGTTAAAGAATTTCTTATCATTCTCTTTTTCTTTCAATTGCCGTTGTTTTATCTGTTGAATCTCCGCCCACGCAGCTTTGCCGTATTGACGAGTAATGTCTCGTTGTAGCTGTTCTTCTGTTTGTTTTGCTCTTAGTAAGCGTTCCCACTCGCTTAGAGCAGATACAATGGTACTGTCTGCATGGACATACTGTTCTCTACGGCGTTCGTTGAGACGCTGTTGAGCAACATCTACAACCTCTTTTTGTACATCGGTAATGCTCTTGGTAATGGACTTACTAGCCTGACGGCTAGCATCCATACTACCTGTTACAGACTTTGCTCCTTCGAGAAACCCAAATTGGTCTGCCATGGTTCATATTCTTATTGTTGTTCTTGTAACAGTTTTTTAAGGTCTTCATCAGATAAAGACTGGACAGATACTTCTCCTGTCTGAGGTTGAGCATTTACAGCTTCTTTTGGTGCTTGCTCTACTGACAACATTGGACCACCTCGAAGAGCTACAATTCCAGCAGTTTTACCAATTACCTTTGTTGCATCTTTAACAACACCTAAAGTTGTTCGACCTTTAGCTAGTTTTAACAGCGCATCTTTTGAATCAGGATTAAACAACACTGCAGAAAAATCAGCAGAATTAGTTATCTTATCTCTAATAACATCAGTTAACTCTTTTGTTGCGTTGGCTAACTGCGTGTTTCCGCCAAGAGCTTTAGTAGTAGCATAAGCGGTGCTTCCTGCCATTCCAGTAGCTGCTCCACCTGTTTCACTTTGTACAGCTCTTTTCATGTAGTTTAATACTAATCTTGCGTCATTCAATTCTTGTTTAGTCTTAAATAAGAAGTTAAAATCATTCTCTTTCTTATTAAGTTCTTTTAAAGCAACATCAATATTAAACTCAGGTGCAGTAGCTGCAGCTCCAGTTGCTTTAGCTTTGTTTAGAATGTCATCAAAAGTAGACCTTCTAATAGTATCTAAGATGACAGACGCATCTGGGTTGTTTTGTAAGACATCAATCAGAATTGCCCGTTGTGAGTCAGGAGCAGTTTTTAGTTTAGTAATAACTTGTTCTGGGACTAAATCCGTAGCTCTTTCAACATCAAATGCTTTAACCAATGGACGATTAGCAAATTCCTCAATTCGTCTAATATTACCTGCAAAATTATCACGAGCTTGAACTAATTTATCGGCTCCGGGAACGCCGCTTTGAATTGCATCATCTAGGGCTTGTTTATATCCACGCAACACATCAAGTGAAATTGCTTTAGCTTGTCCGGGAGCAACACCTTCAAATATATTACCTTTTCCAAAATCTGCTTTACCGCTATAAGCGGCTTCGCCCCATGCCGATAGATTCTTTTGAAGTCTATCAATGCTAATTTTCTGTGCTTGAGCAGGTGTTCCGGGAACAACCTTAACATCCACAGGCTGTCCTGTTGGACCAATAATGGCACTAGGAGTTACTGAAGCTGGGACTTCTGGAATAGTAAACTCATCTGCAATTCGACCTAATGCACTGCGTAAGCCCTCAAAACCGGGTGTTTCTGGAGGAATACCTTGTAGCCTAGTTTGTACAACATCAAGTACAGGTTGTGTATTGATTTCTCCGCCAGCTCTCTTGGCTGCATTAAAGTCTTTATTTGCATCAGAACGCAATCTTGTAGACAATGCTTTTCCATAGTTTTGAAAAGATGTCAATACCGATTGAGTTAAGTCTTCAGGATTTAATGTCTTTTGTGTAGACCGAGTAAACAAATCATCTAAATAAGTTTGTACAGATTCTGCCTGTTGTTTAAAGAATCCCGGAGCTTCGGCAGCTTTTGGAGAAGCAGCAACACGGGCTTCAGTTGCAAGTTGTTGGCGATTTAATGTTAACTGTCCCGGTGTCATAGGACCAACATTTAATAATGCTTGAGTTTCAGATACAGGCGGGAATGCTCCTTGTGGACGCATTGCTGCGCCTTGGATACTTGTAAAACCACCCTTAGCCGCATAAGGACTAATTTGAATTGCTGCTTGACCGAAAGGTGATTCAGTGATTAATGGAGCTGTACCGCCCAATGCACCAGCAACAGCAAATTCTTTAGCTGGGGCAGAAACAGGACCACCTTTAAATAAGCCGGGAACACCAACGGCGGTTAGCGCTGCGGCGGGTGCGCCAGCGGCTGCAATATTATATGGAGTTGTGTATGGTGCGGATTCTAAATTAATACCAGTAATATTTTTTATTGCACCTAAAATTCTTGAAGGTTTAAATGCTTCAGGATTTTTATCAGCTTGAAGATAGTTATACAATGATTCATAACCACCAACTAAATCAATAATTCCTTTAGCTGAACCTTTTGCAACAGACTCAAGAGTATTTTTTGCAATATCCGTAAACGAAGTAGGAGAAGTATCTAATACTGATTTCTCAGCAAAACCCACATACTGATTACTAGCTAATCGCTGTCTAAGTTCATCGTCCGATAGTTTTGTAATATCGCTCATTCAAGTCCTCTTCTAGCTTTTTCTGCTTCTAACTGTTCACGAGTGAATTGTGGTTTTGTCCCTGCACTTGGAGGAGCAATAGTTTCTCTTGGAATCTTATAATCAAAACCACCAAGACCTTTATTAGCACGACCATAGTTTTCAAGTCTTGTTGTTTCATCAACAATAAGTTGATTCTTCCCAACCATGTAACTAATCAGCTGTCGGCGGGCTTCTGGACTTGTTTCAAGCTGTGGAATAAGTGCTTCAATAAATCTACGGTCTTCGTTAGAGAAACCAGCGCCGAGTTTACCGCCCAATGTTTGAAATATAACATCTTTAGCAACTTTATCATATTGCTGTGAAGTTGCAATTCTTGTAACATCGGCTGGAGACGCTAATCCAAGAGTATTTAATAAATTAGCTGCACCAACACGACCAGTAGCAAAAGTACCACTAATTAGTTCTTGATTGTTTAATAAGTTTAACTTCTGTAATGACCCAATAGTTGACAAAGCAGTCGCTCTTGTCTTCATCGCTTCAGTTACTGTTTCTGCATCATTCTTACCGAGTTGTTCAACAAACTTAGTTTCGCCTTTAGCATCAACACTAATGTTTTGTTTGCTTGTAAAACGACTATAAGGAGAACCAAGAGTTCTAATTACATTTCCATTTTTATCAACTACAGCTTTTTGTACAAGTTCAGGACTTACACCAATTTCTTTAATCTCACGACCTTGAATTCCTATTTCTCCCTGTAGTTTCTCAGCTTCTAAACCTCTGCGGTTTTGACCTTGTGCTACCATGATAGCTTGCCTTGCACCAGCGGCATCGCCTTGCTGATTTAAGAACTGTGCCATCTGAACTAATCCTTCAGGAGTGTTAGTATCAAACTGCTGTGTAGCTTGTTGACGAAGACCGGCAATACGCTCTTCAGGTAGTTGAACACCTAAAGCGCCACGAAGACCAGCAGCGCCTCTTTCAGCAAACATTCCAACATTACCAAGAACACCGCCAAGTAAATTAGTACCAGCTTGTGTTCCTTGCGTAAAGGCAGCCCTTTCACGAGCAGCTTGCATTGCTTGTGGGTTTGCTCCAAACAAAGAACCAACAATACTTAACTCTTCTTTATCAAACATATCTGCCATGATGATTCCTTATTTAAGCCATTCTGAAATAACATTACCGGCTGCTCCGACTAAAGGATTGACAACTGTTCCTAAAGCAGCGCCTTGACCATAAATGTTGCCTAACTGTCCTTGTAATTGACTTGCTGCAGCACCTTGACCTCCTAATAAGCCATAATACCCTGCTCTTGACCCTGCGGTAGCAGCAGCCGAACCTAAACTTGTTCCTAAGGTCAAAGGTTGCTGTGCCATGGATTCTAGCTGTCCAGCTTGACTAAATAATCCTGTTCCTGTTGCAATCTGTTGATTTACAAGATTCTGAGCGTAAGTAGGTGCGTTAGCTGCTAAAGCCGCATCCTGCTGTGCAAGGGCATTGTAGTATGCAGCCATCTCAGGATTAGTCTGCATCAGTCCAGCAGCACCGGGTGAATACCCCGAAACTGTTCCGCCAGTAGCTAAACCACCTGTACCACGCTGGAACTGTCTGTTACGCAGTTGTGCTAATTGTTGTTCACGACTTGGTGCTAATAGTCCTTGTTGTTGAGCAATATATTGCTGTTGTAGGGCTTGTGTGTCTGTGGTAGTTGGTAACGCTTCAGCACCAAGACCAAACAAACGCTGACGCTGTGCAGCCACTTCAGGAGTAGCAGTATATGCCGCAGAAGTTAATTGTCCTGTAGTTGGGTCTATTTGGAACTGTGATTGACCAAAGGCAGTAGTAACTCCAATAGGTTTAAATGTAGATGCCTGAACAGCTTGCTGTGTTGCTGCTCTCTGTGCTGCGACACTTTGGTTGTACGCTTCCTGCTGACGGCGTAACTGGTCTGCAGATAAGAAATAGTTAGCACCAGCACTTAGTAAACCACCAGTATTCGTTCCTCCGGGAACTGTTCCACCAGCCTGTCCAGAAGCATTTCCTAACAAAGATTTTGCAACGGTAGGACCATATTTTTGAACCAAACTCATAATTGAACTTGGAGTTACACCAGCAGAAGTTGCTGCAGAAGTTAAAATATTAGAACCATAACTTGAGCCAATTGTAGACGCAATCTGTGTTGCCCCTAAGCCTTGTGATGCAAGTCCTGCCATGTCAGCAGCTACCATCGCATCTAAGCCATAAGAACTTGCAATAATAGAAGCTGCTTGGGATTGTGGAATACCGCTGGCAACTAATCCTGCCACATCAGCGGCAGCCATTTCGGTTAATCCAGCAGCACTAGCAGCAGCACTGCCACCTGCTAATAAACCAGCGCCTCCCGCAGCTAAACCGGCTACAGTTCCCCAGCCTCCCGGAACTTCTCCGACAGCTTTATCAAGGGAAGCTAATCCAGTTCCCACATCTTGTGCCGCCTGACCAAGAAAATCGCCTACGCCAGACACTGCTCCCGAAATTGCATCACCGATGCCGCTTACGACTCCGCCCATTATTTACTCCATGTATAAATGTATGCTTCTTTGTTGTTAGCCAATTTAATATCCTTAAAATGTTTCCATCCTAAACTTTCGCCAAACTTTACTAATTTAGTGTTTTCTTTTGTTGAAAAAGCATATAGAGGATGTGAAATTAAACAATGCAATAAATTCAAATCTTCTAAAAACTTTGTCTTTACTTTAGGAGTCCACTTAAACACATCTGTGTGAAACCAATGAACGCCTTCAAACCATTCTAAAAACATTACATAATCGTCTCTAATGACGATTGGTATTTTAGTATGTACCGCCATCAACCGTGGCTGTGAATGTACTAGATACTGTTAAGTTAACTGCAGTAGCAGTGCCAGTCAAAGCAGGACTAGCTAGGTCAGCCTTAGTTGTGACTGCTGTGCTGATGTTGTTAAACTCAGTATCGAATTCAGAACCACGAATAATCTTATTAGTGTCACCAGTTGGTAACGAATCTTTACTTGTAAAGTTAGTTGTTTTTGTGTAGTTTGACACGATTAAGCCGTCCTTCCTAATTTAATATACGCATCTAATTTCTGTACCGATACTGAACTACCATTAATATCTGATTCCAATCCAATCTGTAATACTCGACCTGTGCCAGAGGTAGGGACATCTAACTTAGTAATCACCACACCACCAGCGTATTTACCGATATTGTATTCAGCAATACCGTATTGCGAGATAGTACCAGCATCTAAGGTTCTAATCTGTGACTCATAACTACCTTCGTAGTCAAAATCCCACTTAATCGATACATTCTGTGCTGCACCACCAATAATGTAGAAGTCAGCTTTCTTAAATATCTTCAGTGTTGTTGGTGTTTGATAATCAAAATAGTTGGTATAGTAAGACATGGAGTAAGCACTGCCATTGTCGTTATAACCAGTATACTTACCAACATAACCAGCAACACCTAAGTAGACTTCTTTGTTCTTTGTCAGTGCAAAACTATAAGGAATTAAACCAGTCCATGTAGTTGTTCTTGCTGCACCGTCTTGCATCATTACTCTAGTGTCAAAACAGTAGACAATAGACTGTGATGGAAATGATAATAAGTAGAAAGCATCAGTTGGGCTGTAGACAGACTTAATGGTCTTGGCTACAGTGCCATTTACATAACTAATTAAATCATCACGAACATTCTTAGACAAGTCTCTAAATGGTGCAGACTTCTCTTGAATTGTACGAGCTAGTGATCTTAAACCTGTATCAGACAAAAAGATAACATCCGCACCAGTGGTTTGTACCGAATCTCTTGCCACACAACCAACACCAGTAACTACATCTGACAATGCCATGGTTGATGGGTCTTGCGCTCCAGCATAGACAACCACATGACGAGTACAGAATATAATCAAGAAACCATTATGCGATGCTAATGCAACGATTGGATCACCATCACCAACTACTTCAGATATGTCTAAACGACCAGATGTTCCTGTTCTGTAGTTAGTAGCGTCTAGCAGATCGCTAAAGTACACAGTCTGTCTATCACCAGAAATATCTGCCAACCAAGTTCTGCCGTATGCTGCAATAGCACAATTTGGCATAAAGGTTGATGTTGTGTATCCTGTAGGTAAAGTTCCTAAATCACCTAGACGCTGAAAGCCAAAAGCACTGGTTAAGTAGTTAAGTAACAGTACTGGGTGTCCTTCTTGGACAATCGTGGCATAGGCTTTAGTTTCACCAGTTTGCTGTATGTTAGCGACTTGCCAATGACTGTCGGTAATCGTATAGCTTACATTAGCAGAATCAGCAGCATTACGCACATTCTTAACAACTAACGCACTAGACTCTTCTAGAAACAGTTTGTTGTTACCAGCAACAAATAAGACTGTGTTGTTGTCTGGTCCACGAACATCGGCAATAGTCTTAACCACTGCTGTCGATAAATCAGCATTGGTTGCGTGGACATTGTCCCATCCCTTACGAGAACCAATACGACCAAACTTATCAATCACGCAGTTGTTAGCCGTTAAAGCAAAACCAGACTCTAGCGTAACGCTACTATCTTGGGTGTTTAAACCCATGAAGCCGGGAGCAGCAATCGTAGCTGCTTGGAGTTGTTTACTCAATTAGGCACCCAGTTAGTATCTTCTAAGTAACGAGTAGATTCTAAGGCAATGTAATCAGCTAATAAAGTCTTAGCCAAGGCATAGGCTTCTGAGGAAGCAAGTCCGTTATCTTCACCACGCTCTACTAATGCTCTTGCATAAGCATTCTGAATCACGACATCGGCTGGTACTTTGATAGTTGTTGAATCAGAGGAGAGTACATCCTGTGGCAAGAAGACATAAAATTTAAGACTGTAAACAGCATCAGGGACTGGAAATAAATTAACTTTTGTGTCTCCGTTAGCATCTTGACCTTTGAAGTTATAATAGGTTGGAGAACCTTGCTGTGGAGAAGTTACAATTAACTGCTCATTCATGTAGGTTGCTGGAGCAAGACGCAAGCGAGAGTCTTTGGTGTCGTTCCAAACATCTTGGACTTTAAACCGAACACCTGAGTTTGTTAGGGTATAGTTATGGGTTCCAGCAGCAGTAGTTACGGTGATAACTTCTGCGAGAGCATTCCAGTTATAAGCTGCTTCAATCGATACCTTGGCATCGTTGATAAATTCGCCAATCAACTTAGAGTAGTTGGTGGCTGAAACAGTAGCTACCTCTGTCTCCCGAAGGCGACGAAGTACGCTATTAACTGCTTGTAAATATGTTGTAGCCATTTGCTATCCTATCATAGTTTGACTATTTTGTCAAGTAAAATCTCAACAATCCCACTTCTTTAATGCCAGTGCTTTACGAGTAGGTCTGCCTTTTTCGTCATTCATTGGACCTTTAACACCACCCATCCTTGCACAGAAAGACTTACGCCTTTTGGCTGCTTTAGGAGACTTTTGAGCCGCTTTAGCCGAAACTGGAGGTTTGAGGTTAGCTCCTTCAGTTCGCTTGAAATAAGCCCTTCCTTTGGCGTTTAAACCGCCTTCTGGGTTCTGGTATTCTTTCTTTGGCATTATTTCTTCTTCTTAGCTGTTTTAGCAGACTCAATAAAGTCCTGCGCCGAAGGTGCGCCTTTGCTGCCTACCTTACGCATCTTCTCGCCGGAACCCGCCTTGATACGACGACGCTTGGCGGCGATATTGGCATAGAGACCCGGTTTAGTAGCCACGCATCGCTCCCATCTTCTTCATTGGTTTAGCCTTTGGGGCAGTGCTTACTTTAGCACCAGTCTTCTTAGCGTATGTCTTTGCTTCTTTCTTACCTTTAGCAGTGTAAGGGAACTTCTTTTCTCCGACCATTGGCATATTATTTCCTTTTCTTTGGTTTAGCTACTTTAGCGGTTGATAATGCGATTGCTACAGCCTGACGCTGTGGTCTTCCTTCTTTAACCAGTTTAGAGATATTCTTACTGATTGTCTTTTGTGACTTACCTTTAGCGAGTGGCATTATATCTCCTTAAAATCCATGTTGTGTTGTTGTTTTATATTCCTGCTCAAAAGTAGCAATACAGCTTACTGAAGAACCAGTTTCAGACTTTACTCTTAGTTCATCGCCTTCTTCAAAGAATACATATGATGAACCGTCTAACTGCAGATATGTCTTAGATGATAAATTGTATTCTAATAAAATAACAATCTCAGTATTTTGACTTTTATCATACCACCAAGCACTAAAATG